ATGTTAAGTATAATAAAAAATCAAAAATTAAAGAAATTAATAATAAGATACAAGATGAGAAGTTTAAGATTGAGTATATCAAAAAGTTTAAAAAATCTTAAAGAAAACAGTTTAAAAGCAAGAAAAGCAGAATTACTTACAAGATTAGAGTATGAATTGGAATATAGAATAAAAAATGGTTGGTACTGTATATTTAATACATTAACAGTTAATGAAAGTTCAATAGAAAAAGTGTTTGAAAAAGGATCAAGGATATTCTCAGATTATGTAAGGAGTCTCGACCGCGGAGTAGGAATAGCCATTCACAAAAATTGGCGACAGGCTGTGACCAAAAGAAAAGAGGGTAACGAATTCCATACCTATTTCGCGGTTGTAGAAAGAGGAACAAAAAATGGTAGATTACATATACATGTAATACATATGATGAAGGAATTACCTAATGGATGTGTAGATCCAAATGCAGGAAGAGCTATACCTAATAGACGCGAGGTAACATATTTAAAAAGATATTGGAAATATGGATATTCAGCGCCAATAGCGGTAAGATTTAATACAAATGACGCATTCGGAAAAAAATATTGGAGGTTTCCAGTAAAAGAAGTGGCCAAAAATAGATTTGAATCGTTAGAATGTAAAGATGCAGGTTCAATAATAGGATATATAGGTAAATATATGACAAAAGAGTATGATAAACCACTAGAAAAGGAGTATGTAACATGGAGAACAAGACTAACAAGGACACTCGGCACCCAAATAATGAAGTCACTGTGCCGAGTAGTGACAAAGAACCAATTGCTGCTGTTGATGACAATGAAATCAACCAAGGAGATGAAAGTACTCGAGAAGCCGTTACCCCTGTACAAACTGAGGACGATAGCGACACAGGAGTATATGAGACGTTCGTTGACGAACCAACCTTTGAAGATTTGGGAATCCCTGATATGTTTAACCCCACGGATGAGTTTATTGACGCACGTAAAGAGTATGATCCAGGAAAAATGGACGTACAGGCTGCAGAATTATGGAATTACAATGACTCAGATTATGAGCAATATGGAAGGTTCTAATATTAATAAAATATTAAATAATTTAGAAAAACAAATATATGGAAAAAAAGAAATAAAGTATTATGCAAGAGGAGTATCAATGGAGACATTATGTTAGATGATTTAAAGTTTATATCAAAAAATTTTAATGACATTGCAGTAATGTTATCAGAAAGACATGATACTACAAATTTAGAAGGAATAATTAATACATCAGTAGACCAAAGTTTAATAGTATTAGATACATTAGAAAATTATGTATTATTAAAAGATGAAGAAAGAAAAAACTATCTCGACGAGAAAAGAAAGAAATTAGATGATTCACAAGTTAATAGCAATAAGTAAAAGTTTGTCATATTTATATGATTTATTTAATTATTGCTTGACAAGTGATGAAGAAGAAGAGATAATAAAAGAGATCAAAGAGCTGAAAAAAGAACTACGAGAATTAAAGCAAATCTGTAATAAATTGTCATAATAAAAAGATCTTTGAAAATTGTAAGTACAACTCACCATTAACTTTACACCAACAACTTCCTATAATACATAAACTGTAAATGACTTATTTGCAATAGTTTATGTTCCTACCAAAATTCATTTCAATATAAAGTACTTATAATAGACAAAATCAAAAAAAGAGAGGAATTCGTATGATTTATGAAGTCGCCAAAAGTGCTATGTCAGTAATAGCAAATCAAGCAAATGTAGGACATTTATCAAATTGTGGTTTATCGCAAGAAGATTTTAAAAAAGTAACAGGAAGTGCCCCATGGGCAGCAACAGACCGTAATCATGTAATGAGAGCTTTTACATCATTATTATATGGTACGTTAGATGCAATAGGTTTACCAAGATTTACATTACCAGCGGAGTATATAGCAGCAGGAATAGTAATGTTTGTACATCCAACAAATGCAATACCAGCATGTAGATTTTTCGAGAGAAATCCTAGTGCAGACGATCTAGGCAGGGGGGTTGACGAAGTTGACCATGTAACAGCGAAGCAATTAATGGGCTTAGTAGTACAATTATATGCAGATAATGCAAAAACAAGTGCAGTAGCATTATTCGAAAAAAATACTAAGTTAAAGATTGCACAAGCAACCGAAGTGGAAGAAGAAGAAACAATAGGTAGACATAACGCGCCAGTTAAGAAATAACTACCTAAAAAGGGGGGAGTAAAATCCCCCCCAAAAAAAAGGAGAAAAATAATGCGTAGAACACGTAAAGGAACGAGAAGAAAAGGAAAGAAGATTTATTATACAGGCGGATATAGAGCATAAAAAGGAGAAAATTATGCCAAGAAAAAAGATAGTAAAAAGACCTAAGAAGAGATACATATTTGGAGCAATATTAGGAACTATTTTAAGTATAGTAGCAATATTCAATCCTAACGTAAATGATGTAATAGATAAAATAAATGAGGCAATGGAAGAAACAAATATCGAAAGTGTAGATATATATGGAGAAGAATAAATTTCAGATATTGTTCGAATTTTATACAGAATTGTATGAAAAAGGTGTGTTAGATAAAGATGATTATATAGAAATGTGTAAAAGATTAGATTATCACAAAGAAAAAGCATATAAATATGTAACAGGAATTAAATAAAGAAAGGAATTAAGATGAAAGGAACAGACACAAGATGTTTATATGATTTAGATCATTGGTCACATGTCTCAGGTAATATAGGTAGTTTACAAACCTTATCAGCAATACCAGTAGTAGCAGGTGATTCGATGGAATTAAATTTTACATCATTATTTAGATTAAGTCCGTTAAGAAGAAATTTATATTTAGATGCAATGGTAGATTTATTTGCATTTTATGTACCATATAGACATGTTTATGGTGATACATGGATAGATTTTATTAAAGAAGGATATGATGAGTCACAAACGTTAGGAACTTATACAATAGCAGCAGGAGAGTTTATAAATTGTACAGGAGCCTATTTAGAGTCACAGGCAGTTATACCAAAATGGTCAATTGCATCATATACACGAATATGGAATAGATATTTCAGACATCCAACAGACTCAAATGAAAAAGATGATGATGATTTAATTACAGCATCATCAGGAAATCAAATATATGGCTATAATTGTTGTCATATGAAAAATATATGGTCAACAGGAGTAGATTCAGAGTTAACAGATGATGATCACAAAGTAGATGTAACAGCATCAAAGGTAGATTTATTAGAGATTATTCAGAAAAAAGCAAGGTTTAAGACAGAAAGACAGAGAGAGTGGTTTGGACAAAGATATACAGATATATTAGATTCAGTATGGGGAAGTAATGTAAATATAGATGCAGATGAAAGACCGGAATTAATTATGAGAACAAGTACATGGTTATCAGGATATGATGTAGATGGTACAACAGAAACAAATATAGGTACATTCTCAGGAAAAGCATTTACAACAGCAAGATTACAATTCCCAATGAAGTATTTTAATGAGCATGGAACAATATATATAGTAGCATTAGTAAGATTTCCAACAATCCACGCTTTTGAAAGACATTATCTATTTGGAAAATCAGAGCCAACATATAAAGAAATAGCAGGCGACCCCAATGTAATAAGAAATGAGCCACCACAAGCTATTAATCCAACAGATTATATAGAAAATGCAACAGCTACAGATGTAGGATTACAGCCATATGCACAATGGTATAGAACACATCCAAGTTATACATCATTAGGATTTTCTAATTTAGATGGACATCCATTTTTACAAAAAATAATTGCAAATACAGATGACGCAGTATATGTAGATTCAAATGATTATGATGAAATATTCCAGACACAACAATTGCAACAATGGCAAAGTCAAGGATATGTAGGATTAAAAGCAAAAAGAAACATACCAGATCCACGAAAATCAATATTTGCAGGTGTTAAGTAATGGATTATATATTAAAAACAATATTACTGTATTTATCGTTAATAAGAGAGGATGATATATGAAAATACATGAAATAGCAAAAAAAACATATGATAAGTTAAAGACAACAAATGATCCAGCAACATTTGAAGAATTAGATGCAATTACAAAAATAAATATGATATCGGCAACACAATCAGCATTAGATTCAGGATATGTATTTATAGAAGGATCAAAAGTTAAATTACATTCTGAGAAAGGAGTCGAATAATGTTAGTACCTGAAGTACAAGGAAATCAATTATATTATGATATAAGTTCAAAAACAGAGTTTTCAACATCAGAGATAGCAGCAATAGATTCAAATATAAGTGGAGATGAATATTATCCATACGCATGGACATCGACAGTAAATGACGAATTAGCTAATTATAGATACTATGTAGATAATTCAGTAGATTTAGTAGCAGGAAGTAGAGTAGCATTTGGAATATTTTTAGCACCAGATGTAAATAAAGATAATATGTTGATTAATATAGAAGGAGCAATGGCATTCTATGGAGATTCAACAAGATTCAATGTATATCCAATATTAGGAACAACAGTAAGCAGTACAATAACATCAAGTAAAGCAGCACAATCGAATCAATTAGCATGTTGGAAAGTAATACCATGTGAAACACAGGATGGCGCAGGATATAGTAAATTAGTATCATTCAATAAAACAGTGTTAGCAGTGGAGCAATCATCAGTAAATACTTATTGTTTAGCATGGGTAATATCAAACCATGAAGGAAGTACAAGATCATTAGAGTTTAATAGCAATTTATCAATGAGAGCATGGACAACTCCAATTAATTATCATAGACCAGGAGCATAATATGGGAATTTTCTCATCAATATGGAAAGGTGTTAAAAAAATAGGAAAATCATTATTTAGTAGTGCATCAAATACAGCAGTATCAAATGCAGGTAATAGAATAGGAAATAAAATAGTTGGTGTCCCAAATGCAGGGACACCAGATCAAAGATTAACAGCACAACAAGGATCAGATTATAGGCAATATTTAAATGCAGCATTTCCAGGAACAACCCCATGGGAACAGTTAGGAGCAAGTAGTCCAGCAGGAGCATTAGGATCAGCAGCATTAAGTGCAAAAACACAAATAAGTTTACAGAATAAACAAATACGCTCAAATGAGCGTATGCAGAATAGAGCATTATCATTAGAAAAGTACAAAGCAGATGCCGGATTAATAGCATCAACATCAAATGTAAGTAAATCAGCAACAGATTCAGCATTAGCAACATTAAAAGGTGAAAAAGCAGGAAAGTTCACTACTCAAACAACATTAGCTAAAGATAGGCAATTATTAGAATTAAACAAGATAGCAAAGGAAGTTGACAATTTAAGTCAAGATGCTAGATTAAAAGGACAACAGATATTATCCGAAATAGAAAATGCAAAATTAAAGAAACAACAGGCAAGAGTACAAAAATTAACAGCAGATTTATTTGTAGTATTAAAAGGAGCAGGAATAGCAGCCACATCAGTAGCAGGAACTATAGGAACATTGAGAGGAATAAAAGCATTAAGAAAGATATTTAAAAATCCAAAAGGAAGTAGGAATATATTAAAAAGGATGATTAAATGAAAATAGAAAAAAAGAATTAGAGAAAATACTAATATTAGTAGGAATGTTTCTAGGATTCTCAATATTATTAGGAATGTTTTTAGAAAAATCGGATTATAAAAAAATGAAATTAGAACATGAAGAAGTAACATTATCCCAGTTTTTAGTTAATAAAGAATATAGATTGTATAATCGAATACATACAAGAATAAAAGCATTGAAGTTTCAGTTAAATATACATTTAGATAAAGATAATTTTGATAAGAAAAAAATAGAAGTATGTGAGAAAGAAATTGATCAATTATTAGAAATACAGTTTCGTCTTGTTAATAACTCCTTTATTTGCAACAAGACATTAGCAGCAGACTTATTATATAAATCAATATATTATTGGTTTAAAAAGTATCCAAAAAATATTGAAGAACATAGTATGTTAACATTAGGACAATATATACCTAAAAAAAGTTCAGATTACAATAATTTAAGAAAATTAGAAAAAGAAAAACAATATT